TAAACCTAATAACGTAGATACTGGAACGGATTTGAATAACAACGAAAATGGTATAAACCCTAATTTTGTAAAAACCCCTGGCGATGAAGTAGGTTTATACAATGAAGAGGTTAATACAAAACCGATTGTTAATCAAAACCCTTCTACTGGAACGGAAGAGGGTTTATACACAGAGTCCTCTAGGTATATAGAAGACAACGAAAATTTTTGGGAGAACTAATCCTTGAACAACAAAACCATTAATGTCACTATCTACGAAGAGAAATTTCCTGCTGATGATAGTCCGTTAGCTACTGTGCGATACACAGAATACGACCATATAAGAAAGAGAGTTGAAAAGGTAACTCAAGTTGAATACTTTGATAAAGAGTATTTCCACAGCCAAGTTTTAGAGGCAGTCCGCTATGGACTTGATGTTTCAATATGCACACAACTTAGTGTTAAAAGTTTACAAAAGAAGCTCGATCTCTGGACAAACTAATACTAGACTACTACAATATTAGAACCAGCAAATTCTTTTATGCAATTTAAAGAAGAGGAAGTAGTAACTAAAAAATCTACTATTGATGTGCAGTCAGGCGAAGTACATAAAGTGATTGAAAAAGACAATACAGTTAGTGTTGTATTTCAAGAAGAAAAGAATGATGTACTTATTAAGTGTGTCTTAAATCTTACTAAAGATCAACTTGCACATATTAATAGAGAACATAATATAAAGCCCCTAGCAAAAGAACAGCTACAAGCTATTCATGCAAAAAATGACGAAGCAGAAGCAAAAGAAACTGCACTGGCCACTGCTGCTGAACCAATAGTAGAACTTACAATTCCAGCAAAACTAAATTCACCTATAAAACACTTGCCAACAGAGACTTATCCTCCATTAAACTGGAAAGATAAAACTCCAGAAAGAGAAGCAAAAATCTATCGTTCCAAGATAGACCCCGACAAGATTACCTACTTGCTTAATTACATATTTAGGTGGCATAAAAAGAATAAGTATCACAGAGCTAAAAAAGATAAAAACTGCAACCTAGCTCATTTCTTGAAATCTTACTTACCAAATAATAATGGTATGGATTTTCAGACTGCTAGACGTATTTATCTCGCACAAACTTACAAAGAAATAACTGAGCCTTATAGATCACAGTGGGTCGCATTAGTCCAAGATTTAGACACAAGGGGTTACCACAACGAAGTTCCCGATTACATACGAAAGCATTACAAGTGTTGACAAATGTGCTACAGTAGTAGAGTACATAATTAAGGTTCTCCCATGACCTCAACACTTACTAAACAAGAGTATTCTGTTTACTACGGAATATCAGAATTAAAAAGATTGCGTACTGCACACAGTATTGCGTTTGATACAGAAACACTACAGCTACAACCAGAAGAAGGAAAGCTCCGACTTATTCAGTTGGGGTGTTTTTCTTCTCGAACCATAGTAGTTATTGACTGCTTTGAATTAGAGCGTGGCGATTGGAATTACTTAGAAGAATTTTTTAGCAGTACAGATAGATACTGGTTAGCACACAACGCAGTGTTTGATATTGGTTGGCTACAAGAACATGACATACATCCTAGTGGTTTTGTTAGATGTAGCATGATAGCCAGCAGACTTCTTACTAACGGAATACCTCAAACTAAACACGGTCTTGATGCACTAGCTAAGAGACAACTAGGTATGGATGTATCTAAAGAACAGCAAAAATCTGACTGGGGTGCGGATATATTATCAAAAGAACAGTTAGCTTATGCTGCAAAAGATATAGAAGTTTTACTAGAACTAGATCAGGTTTTAGATCAAAAACTTAGAAATGCTCAACTTACAAGAGCATATGTTTTAGAGTGCAGAGCTTTACCAGCTATGGCTCAAATGTGGCGAACTGGATTACCCTGGAATAAAGAGGAATTACATCAATGCCGTATAGATTATGAAGATGACATTAAAGAACTTGGTAATGAGTTTATTAGAGAACTTGATAATGACTTACCACCTGGAAAAAAGTTACCTAGAGATGAGGATGGCACGTTTAATTTACGAGCAAAAGATTCAGGATCAAAAAGATTAGGCACTAAAAAATATGCTGGCTTTAATATTAAAAGCTCCAAGCAGTTGTTAGAAAAACTTGAAATAATACTAGGTTACACTCCTGTAAATAATGATGGTAAACCTAGTGTTGCTAAAGATGCTTTGAAGAATTGTGCTGCTGATTCTCCTACGATCCAGACACTTATGACTTGGAAACGTAGAGAAAAGCGTAGACAAATGATAGAAAGCATACAGGATAAGATGTCAGATGATGGTTTTGTTAGAGCATCTTATATGCAGCTTGGGGCAGACACAGGCAGAATGTCCAGTATCAAACCTAATAATCAACAAATACCAAGAGATTCAGAGTTCAGACAATGTGTACAAGCTCCTGAAGGTTGGAAGATTGTTGACGCTGACTTTTCACAGATGGAACTACGTCTTGCTGCTGCATTGGCTAAAGATAAAAATATGACTGCTGCGTTTCAGCGTGGAGAAGATTTGCATGACTATACGGCTGAACAGATGGGATGTGACAGACAGATTGCCAAATCTGCAAACTTTGGTCTGCTATATGGTGCTGGTGCTGAAGGTTTACGAAAGTATGCTGGTAGCAGTGGTGTAATTATGTCATCCGATGAAGCTATAAGGATTCGCGATAACTGGCTCAATACTTATAGTGGTATTCGTGATTGGCAGAGAAAGATGAACTATCTTTCACGATCCACTGAGGATGATGAGTGGCCTGAGACTAGAGTTCCAGTATCTAATATGCGTAGGTTTTTAAAAGGTGATCTTAACAGAACTACTGTCAGATGCAATACACCGATTCAAGGTGCTGGTGCAGCAATATTAAAATGTGCATTAGGTAACTTATGGGCAAAAGTTAGGGATACAGGCGAAGATAAAGTAATGATCGCAGCAGCCGTTCACGATGAATTGATACTTCTTGTTAAAGAAGATTTAGCAGATGAATGGGCTGAGATTCTTAAAACTACAATGGAAAAAGCGGAAGCAAAATGGTTGGGTGACGTACCAGCATTAGCTGAAGTATCTATTGGCGACAAATGGAGTGAAGTTCATTGAACACACAAGATCGTATCAGTGCAGCTAAAAAACGCATTGAAGAATTAAAAATTTTAATTAAATACTGGACTAAAACAAATGATTGCAATTACCAAAGATGAGAATGGTTGGTACTTTTATAGGCACAAAAAGCCAGACAGAGTACAATATTACAAGAACCTAGCGGATGTGATGCCCCATGCTTATGCAGAAGAATATAAGAGTAGACTTAATGAGGGATCTTTATAAAGAGATCCCAAAGGCTACCACTAAGGACATAGCTAGTATCATTGATTTTTTAAAAAGAGCCAGAGAGGTTCGTACAGGAAAGACTAAAAAACGCAGAGAGGCTAGAAAAAAATATGTGGAAAAGCAACTTGATAAAGCCGATTTGCCATTTTGGTGGTAAAGTAGTACAAGAACAACATTGTAAATGGCTCTCAAACACGGAAACAAAAGCTATTATCAGGTACTAATCGACCCAAATAGAGCAGAGCTTATAGAGAAGCAAGCTGAAAAAGAGGGTATGCGTGGTACTGCATGGGTAAGAAAGGTAGCTTATGAGGCTTTACAACGTGAATACCCTAGTTCAGAATATAAAATTGCAGAAGCCAAAGACGAGTTGATGTGGAGAGAATCTGTGCAAAGACGAATCGAAGGAAGAAAGCAGAAAAACTAAAACAATTTTAAAAAATGAAAAGAATAACTTGGGTCGAGTGCCCAGGCTGTAAAATGTACAGCGACCAGAAGGTTATTAAGTCTGAAAGAAACTCAAAGTTTATAACTATACGCAGGAGACTGTGCTATGAGTGTGGGCACAAATGGTTTACGATCCAGTATCCAGAAATGATAGTGCCTGATATACAGGCTCGTTATGCTTCTCGTGAGTGACGTTTCTTTATTACTTTTCTGTACTTCCAATGCAAATGAAGTTGCTCTATCCACCATCTGACTTTGTATATTCCTGTAGTTTTTCTTGTTGGTGCTTTCATTACCGCTAATGTTGCCTCTAGTTCTATTACCCTCATCATTGCCTTAGACAATACTGTTTCAGCCCTAGCATGATTTTTCATCATGTCTATACAAAAGGCTTTTATTCTATCTACGTCATCACAGGCCATTATTTCCCTACATCGAAGTTCTATCATTAGTTCTGCTTCGGGAGGTAGTTCCGTATGGATCATTTTTAAAAATCCGTCATCTTTCATATCATTGAAGAGAGGTGGTGGAACCTGGAAACATTCTGGCTTCAATAAAAGCCACTGCTTGATCGTCTATTGTATTGTCTGTCTGTTTAGCTATAGCCTTTAACAGATCCAGAATTAATCTCTTCATTGCTTTGGATTTGATAAAGACTAGAAGGATAGGTTTTAGAATTTTTACCATCGTTTTTATGTGTTACTTCCCAAACATAGCTACTTTGCTAGTATTAG